AATAAAGATTTTTTATTATTCATTTTAAGTTTATTATCTATATTTAATTAGTAAAAAAATTAACCACCAATAATTTTTCTTATTGAATCATCGTGTTTTTTTACATTATTGTTTTGTATTTCTACGGATTCTCTTAAATTATCATTTTTTGTTTCCAAAAATAAATAAGCATTAGGTGTAGATGGTGTGGCAACTAAGTCAAAACAAATAAGTTCAAAATCATCTTGAACAATATTTTTTCCACCTACTTTTTTAACACTTCCCAATCCTCTTGAAGAAATACCAAGTTTAAGATTTCTTTGCAAGTAAAGTGCAATTTTATCACCAATGCACCAACCAATACCATCTCTCATGAATGAATCACTGACAATAATATCAAGTGTTCCATAAACTGCATTGCCTGACCACCAAGTTTTGGCAATTCTATGAGATATATTTTGTAAAGATATAGTAACGCTTTCAGGATGGTCTGCTTCATTAAGTGCTGCATAATCATTAATTAATTTTTGATATTCATCTATTTGCTTTGCTAATATTTCTCTTGGATAAACTCTTCCATTTCTATTTAATACATCAGCTTCTTGAAGTTTACAATCAATATAGAAATGACCATCAAAATCATTTTTTCTAAATTTTGAATTTAAATCCTCAAAAATTTTTTTATTATTTATGGTTAAATCATTACTAATAAGACCTGCATCGGTTTCTACTAATAAGCCATATCCTTCCTGTCCTTCTTTTAGTAGTTGTATTTCTTTCATTATTTATTTGAGTTTAGATTTTTAATCTCAAAAAGTTTGGACAAGTTATTAATAGCTGTTTCAGAGTCATATTCTAAAGTATCAATAAAATCAAATGTTTCATTTAAAACTTCTGAACTAATATTATCTTTTTCATTTAATAAAAAAGTCTTTGTTGATTTTTTGTAATTTTCAAAAACTGTTTTTTTCTTTTTTTCATCACCTTTGATAAAACTTGAAATAATTTCCATTTCATCAGGTTGAAGATTTGAAAACTTCTCTTCTAATTTCTTTTTAGCTAAATGAAAAATATGACTAACTTTAAATCCATTTTCTGTCTTCTCTAATTTTGTTTCATCTTTTTTAGTTAATGACTCAATCAAGAAATTAACAGATTCATGAAGTTTGTTTACATTAGTTATTTTCTTAAATACGCTTTCACTAATAACATTTTCAATGTTTTGATTTAATTTAAGTTTATCTTCTGATAATTCTACTCCTTCTAAATCAAACTTTTCAAGTTTTTTGTTTTCTTTTAGTAATGTGGTTTTGTCAATTTTAGATAAAGCGGAGATATTAGCTTCAATGAATCTTAATGATTCGTTATATTCAAGATTATGTTTTTTTAAATTCTCATAAATTGTATATTCTAACATTAGAACAGGAGATGATTTAATTGTTTTTAAAAACTCTTCATATAGTTTTTTATACTTACTTGTATTTTCAATTAAATCTTGAGAATAAGCTTTATTTAATTTTGACTTGACATTACCAAAATTTACCATTTTTTTCGTGTTTAATATAAATAGTATAAATTATTATTCTTTTATTAATCTGTTTAATTCATTGGTCTTTTTAATAATTTCCTCACTTAAAAAACCTGCTCCTCCACCACCTTCACCTCCTGGTGGTAAACCACCTTCGCCACCACCTAATGGAGGCGCACCACCACCTGCTTCAGGTCCACCACCTAATGGAGGCGCACCACCACCCATTTCAGGACCACCTAATCCACCACCAAGGCTATTATCAATCTGTTGTTGTTCACCACCTTGTGGTTGACCCTCTACTTTAAATCCTGCATTTTTGTATTTAATCATTTTATCCATCACACCTGATGTTTTGATTAACATACCTGCACCCTTAACCTCTTCACCAATCTTAGATTCAAGCATTTGCTCTTGAAGGTCATTGATAATATCTTCTTCAGACATATGGAAGAATCTTTTTCTTGCCATCATTTCTGACATTGGTTTTAATCCAGTATTTTGATTAGGAGTTGTAGCTTGACCATATACCTCCAATTTAGATTTCCAAATTTCAAGTTGTAATAAATCGGATGCTGTTGATGGATTATTTAGTGATAATTTGAAATCATCAATATATGATTCATAATCACCACCAAGTAAGCCTAAATGAATAATTGCAATTTTATTTAATTCAGCAAGTAATGCTTGTTGAATACGGTTAACTTTTCTTGCAAAACGAATATCAAGCATTGATAAGTTTTTACCATCACCTGAAGATTGGTCAGATGAAAAACCAAGCAATGTTTTGTGAATACCTAAACCTGTAAATAAATTATCACGAAGATATGTAATATCAGATATAGCTTCAAGATTTGATGCACCTGGTAGAGTATCAACAAAGTTACCTGATGCATTACCTCTGTCAGCAATAAATATATCTTCATCCATTGAAGCTATATTATATTTGAAGTTAATATCACCTGTCTTAGGGTCAACTAATTTCTTTTTCTTTACATTATTAGCAAATGCCTCAAGGATTTGTGGAACATCTTCAGGTGGAACATTACCAACAGGAACTCTATAAATTCTTCTTTCTGCTGCTCTTGTGATACGATAGACCATCATAGCATCTTCCATCATAAAAAGTTGCTTATATGTTCTTCTTACTTTTTCATACACACTACAACCATATGGGAGTCTATCGCCTGTACCTAATAATCTAAAGTGTGCAACTTGATAATCCATATATTCTTCTTGACCACCTGAATTTGGGTCTTTATATTTGAAGAAAGCTCTGAATCTGTTCTTAGCATCATATCTTTCATTTCTTTCAACAAACTGTGATGCAAGTTGTCTGAAATCAACAATACCATTTTCTTTTGATAATTCTAAATAAACAAAGTTATCACCATATTGACACATATTTCTGCACCAATAGAATAAATTTGTATTTACATCCATAACTTTATAAAAGAATCTTTCAAGTTCTTTTTTAACCTTATCGGATGAACAATAAACATTTAAGATTTGACCTGTATCGCTTTTAGTTGTTGTTGCTTCTTCAGCTAACAAATCTAATGCTGCGCCCAAAATTGGATAACCATCCATTGATAAATAATCATAGTAGAGCATCATTCTACTAGATTCATACATCAACTTGCGTTGGTCATTGCCTCTATCAATTTTGGTGCTTTGTTGTCTATAAAATCTTATTGCACCATCTTCTACTGCTGTTTTAATTGCCTCATCTTGTGATGCTGCTGTAATGAATTCTTTTTGTATGGGTGCTTCTTGTCTGTTACTTACTCCATCTAAAGCATCAGTTGCTCTTCTAAAGAAAGTATTAATGTTTGAAAACAGACTTTTATTATCTTCTGCCATAATTAATAAAATACGTTTTTCTTAAATAGAGATAATTAATTTATCTCACAAATATGTACGGATTATTATTAATCTTTGGTGTTTGACGTTCAGGAACAGGTATGCTATTACCATTTGTATACCAATCCTGTCCTTTTAACATATCATTTTTCTTTTCGTAGTTTACATCTTGACCATCTTGACTTATCATTTTCTTTTGAAATTCAGTATTCATATCAGTAAATTCATCACCCTTTCTAATGATTGCTGATTTAGCATAATTCAAATAAATATTGAATTCATTTCCAATAGTCTTTGAAAACATATAAACAGCAAACAACATACCTGTTGCAATTAACAAGTCATCATGTGCTGAACGCATATGGTCATATCTATTTGTATTATCATTAAATACAAATGTTTTAATTTCACTTAATAATCTAATTGAATGGATTAATGCTTCACCCTCTCTTAATCTTCTTTCAAATTCTCTAATAACATAATCACGAATAGCACCACTTTTCATTGTGAATCCCGGTTGTAATTCACCTCTTTGTAAATTCTTTAATTGAATTTTTACATCATTTTGTCTTGGTCTATCGTAATGTATTTTCTTATATTTTTTATTAACCAAATATCTAATAACGGATATACCCCAACCTCCTGTAACATCCACAATTACATAAGCGTTATTATATTTTTCACCATATTGCAAACATAATTCACCCATTACTTCAAGTGGAACTCTTGATTGATATTCAGCTACTTGAACAAGTAACATATTTGCCATATCATTTTTAAATATTTGAATAGTAGAATAGTCACCATCACCGCTACCTTTTGCAACGTCACAAGCCAAATAATAATCATAACCAAATATTGGCTCTTCCCAAATCCAAAAATGATTATCAAACTCAGTTTTAATTGGTTCTTTACAAGTCTTTTCAATTCTCATAATGGTTTCCTCATCAACAAGATTACCACCCGAACCTAAGAACTTATTTTCTAACTCTTGTGCAATTTTTCTTGGGTCATTATTGAATGTTTGACACATATCTCTAAACCAAGAAGATGATGGTCTATAACCACCAACTCTTAATTGCATATATTTTTCAGGGTCTTTTTCCTCGACAAAATCATCACCTCTAATCCAAATTAAATCTTCATTATAGCGAGGGTCTTCAAACCAATTGATTTCAACAACTTTAAAGTTATTCCTACCTGTTCTTGCTCCTTCATAACGAGCATAATATGTTGGGTCAAGACCTCTTGGTGTAGAGTTTAATATAATCTGACCACCTGCTGACATTGTACCTGATGCAGAAGACATAAATTCTTCACCTTCTTCAAGGAACGCAGCTTCATCTATAAATAATATATCAGGTGTAAAACCACGAAGACCATCGGCAGATGCTGCGAAAGCCTGTAGTGTTGCACCATTGTTATAAATCTTGATTTCTTTTGTATCTGAATCAGTTGGTATTCTATTAAATATTTCTCTTGGTAAATTATTAATAATAGATGCAATCTGATAGAAGATACTTTCTTTTGCAAGTTTTA